TAACCCAATGTACCCATTACAGCGAATCCCGTCGTAGAGAGGCTCAAACCCTTATAGAACGAATGTTTGCTCATCATAATATTTCTATGGAAGATTTGCCAAAGTGGCCAACGTTTCAAAAAGAATACAAAGAATTTACCAAGATCAAAGAACAAGCACACGCAGACTATATTTTATCTACTCCCAACACATATGGCGTTGCAGATTTAGATATTATGGTTGAAGCTAAGGCAAAAGAATTAGCATTATCAAATTTAAAATTAGAATGTTGTCAAAATACAGCATTAATTTTAGACTAATATATTTATTATTATAAAACATTAATAAAGGTTATTTATGAAAGCGTATTACAAATACAAAAACAAAGTTACTGACGATTTAGAAGATGCATATGAAATCATTCGTAATGTCGGAAGATCTATTCAAGAAAATAAAACGGATATGCAATCCGTAATGCAAAATTTAGCGAATGCTCTAAAAAAATTAGAATCTGCTAAATATTATATTGACCGCGAATAAAATTCAAAAACATGAAATCAAAATCAACACCACCCCCAAAAGGGTTTAAAAGATTACAGTGCAAATATTGCGACAATATATGCGAACGAGTTGATAACAAGGCAACTGCAATAACTTGTTGGGAATGTACTTCTAAATTGGTAAATGGTAAACATTTGGAAGTACGTAAATAATTTCTTATAATAAATTTATGTTAGAAGCAGAAAAAATCAAATCAAATTGGGAAACGTATCGTGCATTAGTAAATGATGCATTCCCAACACGTAAAGATGCATTGAACCGAATGTATGATGACTTTGAAGATCGTATGGCAATGATGCCGGCATCATCAATCGCACATTTTCATAATGCATTTGCCGGAGGATATGTAGACCACGTACTTCGTGTAATTGCATGCACTGAAGAGTTATATGCATCATGGGCACGAATGGGAGCCGATATGTCAGGATATACTATTGAAGAACTTCGTTTTGCAGCAATGCATCATGATTTAGGTAAAGTAGGTTTCCCAGGAGATGGTAACGAAGTTTATCAAGTTGAAACATCAGATTGGCATCGCAAGAATCAAAACAAGATGTATAAGCACAATGAAAATATTCCATTTACCATGGTACCAGATCTTTCAATTTGGTTGCTTCAACAATACGATGTTAAAATGTCATGGACAGAATATCAAGCAATTAAGATTCATGACGGAATGTATGATGATGCAAATAAACCATACTTTGTTGCTCGTTCAGCACAAGCTAAATTAAAAACCAATTTGCCAATCGTTTTACATCATGGTGATCATATGGCAGCTCAAATTGAATTTGAACGATGGAGAAATAATAAAAATACATCTCCTAATCCGGTAGCTGAAAAAAGTAAAATACAAAAAAGTAATGGATTAAAAAATCTAGCTGAGAATAATCCAGATGTTGAAAAAACATTAACAGATTTATTTAAAGCATTTAACGAGGAATAATATGGCAATGATATTAATTAGTATCGCATCACTTTGTTTAGCTGGCTATCTAGGATATCGAGTATGGTTTCTAGCCGGAGCATTAGTAGATCAACAAGATGCAACTGAAGAATTATCTGATTACATTCAAGCATTAGAATCTACCAATGCATACATGTATGATCGAATTGAAAAATCATATAATGCAATGGTAGAAATTGATCGTTTAGGTGCATTTGAAAAAGATGATGAATCTGGAACAACATTTGCATTATTAAAACAAGTAATTGAAGAACTAAATGGGGAATTTGCGAATGGCACGGGCGAAAAAGAGTAATGTTTATTTTACAAAAATACAAGATTTAGCAATTAGTGCATATAATCGTTCAGAAGATGATCCTGCATTACGAGAAAAAATATATCGACGTTTTATTTATCCTGCATTTTTAAAACTAGCAGAAAATATTATTAATAAAGTAAAACCAAGTTATATTGATTCTACATTTGTTGATTTACAAACAGATCTTGTTACATATTTAACAGCTCGATTAGATAAATTCAATGCCGCGGCAGGTAAAGCATATTCATATTATACTAGAACATCATTCAACTATTTGATTGCTGAAAATCAAAAAGGATATTCAAAAGTAAAATCAGATGCATTAGAAATCAATGTTGATGAACAGCGAAATATAATTACTGAAATGCATAATGATGATATGCGAGAAACATTGCAATATTTTATGGATGCATACATTGAATATTGTTACGACAATTTAAATTATATTTTTTCAAATCCAGTAGATATACATGTAGCAGATTCAGTTCTTCATATTTTTGAAACAAGACAGAACATTGAAAATTTCAATAAAAAGGCATTGTATATCTTTATACGTGAACGTACGGGTTTAGAAACAACGAATATTACGCGCGTTATCAAAGTACTCAAACAAATATATGAAGAAAAATTTCGAGAGTATGAACGTACGGACTTCATAAAATTGCCGTTTTAATATTTATTATTAAAGGATTTTACGGTATGGACAAGAATGATGAACTTTTCAAAGGCACGACCTTTGCTGACTTAATGTCCGATGTCTATCATAATTCTAAAAAGAAAGATAGACAAATAAATCAACTTATTGCTCAGTTGCAACCTCTAATTAAAAATGCATCTGATGCTACAATCATTGTACCCTTGATCAAGGAATATCTAGATGTTGCAGTTAAAAATGATGATCATTTAGTTAAATTAACTGCAATTGTACAAAGATATATTTCAACTAAACAAACTATTTCTGGTGCTGATGGCCTATTGAGTGATGAAGAAAAACAACAATTGCTTAAAGTTGCTGAACAGACATTATCTGCAGAATTATCTGATGAATTAGACAATATTGAATATGATGATACGATTTTACAACAAAAACTTGACAATGTAAAAAGTAAATTAGAGAAGGATGTAGATGGCTCACATTGATTGGGACGTTGCAGAAGTATTGGGGTATGAACGAACATACCAATATATTGCATCGCCAAATGAAGATTCAACACTTGCTGAATTATTTGCATTGCGTGTAAGATCATGCTCAGAACTATACAATCAAAAAATATACATAGCACGTCCGGGAAATATTAGCATTAAAAAAATTCCATTGATTGGAGAAATGGTTTTGATTTATAAAACATTTAACGAACAATCTACAAATAAAAAATGGCGTGAAAGTTGGTATTATTTGACGTCGATCGACGTTCAATCTTCTATGAATGAAAACATGATGCCAGGAATTAGCAATGAAAATGTTGAAGAAGAAAATATTGCGCCAGGTAAAACATTTGTAAGAAAATCTGTTTCGTCGATTCAACCTTATGAAGGAGATGTTCTTATAGATGGTCGCAATGGTAATAGTATTCGATTTAGTAGTACGATTGATTTATCATATCCGGATGGGTACTATTATAAGACGCCCTCATGGTCCGGTAACACACAAGATACATATGGTGACCCGATTATAATTTTATCTAATAGAACTGAAAATAAACCGAAAAAAGAATTCGTTGTTGAAGATATTGAATCTGATGCATCTTCTTTATATTTAACAAGCACACAACATTTAGATCGATTAGTATTAACTAGCCCATTAACTGTTAATAATGATTTCAATGGCAGTCAATTAATTGGTGTAGCTGATAGAATCATATTACGTGCTAAAAAAGATATAGCAATAATCGATTCAGAAAAAGGCATCGTTTTAAATACAACTGGTGATATAAAATTAGGAGATGATTCTGCTACAGAGCCTATGGTACATGGCGCTGTTCTAGAAGCAATTATTAAAAAATTAATAAACGCAATCAGCGCCGGAGGTATAGCAAACGGCGCCGTTGTAACAACTAATGCTGCGTCAATTCTAGGCGAAATTTATGATTTGCTACCTAATCTTAACAGCGAAAAATATAAAATAAAGAAAACATGACATGGCAGTAGCTCCTCCTTTTGATTTAGTAATACAAAAAGTACCAACTGCGATTAATAAACTACAATCTGCATTAAACAAACTAACAGATCGTTTAGCTGAAAAAGTAGCAGACGCAGTGGCGGATATTAGTAAATTATCAGAACGAGTTAAATGTGATGATCCTAGGGTACAAAAAATAAAAGCCACATTGGAAGCAATACGAAGAATTGTACAAAAAATACAAGACGTTTTACGAATATTACAAATTGTCATTCCAGCATTAACAGTAGCTGCTCAGATTGCTGCAACATTGATCAATATACAATTAGCTGCTCCTATTCCTGCTCCCCCGGCATTAGTTCAAGCTGTAGCGGTACAAAATGAATTAGTTGCTACAATAATAGGAGCATTGAAACAAGCATCTATTATTATTACAATTGTTAATGGAAGCGTTATTGTATCATCGAAAGCACTAGGTGCTGTAATTAACAAATTATCTAGTATTTGTAACACTGAAGAATTTGTAGTTTCTAGATCAACACAAGATGCCATTGATTCTATTAATAATGAATTTGTTGATTATACGCCATCTCGCTTTTACAATGTAATCAATACTTCAATCGATGATTTAGATAATCGAGAAGAACTTATACAACAATTAAATGCAAAACAGTTAAGTATTTTAGATAATTTAATTGAAATGCCTAGCAAAGTAATTACCATTAATGGAATTAATCCTCCAGCCGATGATGAAGGTAAAATTGGAGATTTTGCTATTAATTATGATACAAAAACGTTTTATGGACCAAAACTTTCAGATTTTCAATGGGAAATGGGCGTAAACTACTAATACTTATATTTATAATAAAATGATTATATGGATTCAAAAACACTTATAAAAGCACTTAAAGTAGCCGTACGTGAGGTTATTAAAGAAGAATTAACGGAAATTCTTAAGGAAGGTTTACAATCTACAATTACAGAGATGAAACAACCGGTGCAAACAACAAATATGCCAGGACATAGAAATCCTCCCCCACCACCGGTGAAGAAATCTAAAGTTCAATTTACTGAAAATAAATGGGCGTCTATTTTAAATGAAACTGATGCATTAACTGAACAAGGACCAATGGCAATGAATAGTTTTGCTGATATAATGAATGAGGGTATGGAAGAACTACGAATGACATCTGCTGATGCACAAGGTTTTGGAATGATGCGTCAGAATATGAAAGAGTCTATGGGATTAGCTCCAGTTGCGCCAAAAGTAATGGAAGATCCAGAAACAGGTAAGGTATTTGAAGTACCTGCTGAAGTTCAACAAGCCATGACTCGTGATTATTCATCATTAATGAAAGCAATTAATAAAAAGAAAGGTAGTTAATGCCGTATCAAATTGTAAGTACTACGAATCAAGCACAACAGCAAAATGGAATTGATATTTCATTTAATTCAACAGTACCATTTGCAACGATTTTTACTACTCAATTAAGTGTTTTTGGTAAATTAAAAAATTTATTACTAACACGTTTAGGCGAACGTCCATTACAACCAAACTTTGGAACAGACTTATTTAAAATATTATTTGAAGTCAATTCAGATGAATTGCAACAAGAAATTGAAAATTACATATTACCAAAAATTTCATATTGGTTACCAGAAGTAAATGTTAATGAAATTCAGGTAAAAACTAATTCAGATGATCCTACAATGGAATATTCTATTATAATTTCAATTAATTATACAGTTAATGGAATAAATACATCTTCGTTAACATTAACAGCTAATGAATCTGGTATGTTACAGATACAACAAGGACAATAACATGGAAACGAAAAAAGATGTTTCTTATTTAGGTAAAGATTTTAGTCAAATTCGAAGAAATTTAATTGAATTTACTAAACAATATTATCCTACAACATATTCTGATTTCAGTGAAGGTTCATCTGGAATGCTTATGTTAGAACTTGCTGCATATGTCGGCGACGTTTTATCATATTATTCAGACAATAACTTAAAAGAATCATTATTAGAACAAGCATCTGAACGTGGAAATATATTTGACATTGCAAAGAGTTTAGGCTATCGTCCAAAAAATTCTATTCCAGCATACATAACATTAGATGTATTTCAATTGGTTCCATCTATAGGCACCGGTAGTGGTGTAGCACCTGATTATACATATGCGCTTTCAATCAAACCTGGAATGCAAGTCGGTCAAAATAATGGCACATCTGTATTTAGAACTTTAGATTCTGTTGATTTTAAATTCTCTTCATCGTTTGATCCTACGGAAGTTACAATCTATGAAAGTAATGATGCAACTAAACAACCTACATACTACTTATTAAAGAAACAAGTACAAGCAGTATCAGGTGAAATTAAAACGCAAACTTTCACTTTCAATTCGCCTATTGCTTATGATAAAGTTGTATTACCTGAAACAAACATTATAGAAATTATTTCAGTAACTGAGTCAGATGGTGATAATTGGTCTGAAGTTCCATATCTAGCACAAGATACAATATTTGAATCAGTGCCAAATTTAGCAGAGAATGACCCAGATTTATATCAATACCGATCATCGTCTCCTAGTTTATTAAAATTAAAGAAAACTGCAAAACGTTTTATTACAAGATTGCGAAGTGATAACAAACTAGAAATGCAATTTGGAGCAGGAATATCAGATAATAATGATGAAGAAATTGTTCCTAATCCTAGCAATGTAGGAAATGGGTTAGCTGGAATGCGTAGAGGTGTTGATGTTGATATCGACCCTTCGAATTTTCTTTATACTAGAACATATGGACAAGCTCCATCTAATACGACATTAACAGTGACATATACAATCGGTAATGGCATCGCTGATAATGTTGCATCGAATGTAATGACAACAATACGACAAATTAATTATGATGAAGATGTTAATTCTACAGCATCAGTTCCATTAGTTAATTTCGTAAAAAATACAGTTGCTGTTAGTAATCCAATTCCTGGATCTGGAGCAAAAAATTCTGACACAATACAAGATATTAAAAATAATGCTTTAGCAAATTTTGCAACACAAAATCGTAGTGTAACTCGAGATGATTATATTATTCGAGCATACTCAATGCCGGCGAAATATGGTTCTATAGCAAAATCATATATTGTACCAGATGATCAAATCATACAAGAAGACTTCACACAAAATCGTTTACCTAATCCATTAGCATTGAACATGTATGTTTTAGGATTCAACGAAAATAAACAACTAGTTGCATTAAATAATGCAGTTAAAGAAAATTTAAAAACATACTTAAATTACTATAGAATCTTAACTGATGCTATAAACATTAAGGATGCATTTATTATTAATATTGGATTACAATTTGAAATTTCTGTATTATCTAATTATAATAGCAATGAAGTTTTATTGAATTGTATTAATACATTAAAAACATATTTCGATGTTGATCGTTGGCAAATTAATCAACCATTAATTAAATCAGAAGTAATGAATATTATTTCAAATGTACCAGGTGTTCAAAATTTAGTTAATATTGTATTCAATAATTTATATGATAGTGTATTAGGGTATTCTGGAAATG